CAAATTTCTTTATTCTAATAATTGTTCCACAAATATCTCTAGCTCTCTTTTCATTGTATTTAAGCTTATTGTCATTTAAATACTCCCAGCCAACTAACGTCTCAATCTCTCCATTTATGTAGTAATACATATTATGTTTAAAGTCAAATTCTCCAATTACATCCTCTGGTTTGCCCACCCATTTAGTAATTATCTGGTACATTCCAATTGATATTGCATTGTCAGTATATACAAGAGTCTCACCCTTATACTTTCCGATTTTGACACCATTTTTATATTTAAGTGTTCCATTATCAAAGAATCTCCGTAATTCTTTTACGAGCGACTCATCTGTTAAAAAGAAATCATAATCCTTTGGTATTTGATTATTATATAAACTGTAAATAGCTCCACCAGCCAAATATGATTTGTTTTTAAACTCCTCCTGATATTCTGGAGGAAGAAGGTTTGTAAAATCTTTCTTTGCTTTTTCAAGGTCTTTTTTAATATTTGCAAGTTGCAAAAAAGGCTTCATACCTCGATAAACAGTTTCTTTCCCCATTACTTCACCTCGTCCATAGCTAAGTTTGCCAACTCATCTGCTCTTTCGTTTAGATCAACACCTGCATGTCCTTTTACTTTTAACACTTGAATATCTTCCTGTTTTGAAACAAGATTATCAAGGTGTTTCCAAAGTTCAAGGTTTTCAGGATTTTTTCCATCGCCTTTCTTCCAACCTTTTTTCTTCCATCCTTTAACCCATTGATTTATTCCATTTACCACATAAGCAGAATCCATGTGTAAACGAACAGGAATATTTGTTGTTTTAAGTGTCTCTAGCGCATTGATAGCTCCTTTTAATTCTTGAATATTATTGGTGGTATTTCTTTCTCCTGCGTAAAGCTCTTTTACATGGCCGTTATATTGAAGCACCGCTCCCCAACCACCAATATTATTCTCTTTACCATTATTCCTACAACCTCCATCAGCATAGATAATAATTTCGCTCATACGCTCCCCTTTCAAACGAATTTCCAATAAACGGTTTTTGATTCTTCATCTATTCCCAACTTGATTTCGTAAATATCTCCCCATCCACCTCTTATAGTCAGGCTTTTATTTAAATGTATAATTCTATTTTCTTTTAATTCAGCATATTTCTTTGCATATTTAATTCCAAAGAAAGTTTTATATGAGAGTAATATTTTTTCAATATTTGCAAGAGTGACCTCCACTAGATGCATTCCAATTTGCTCAATCTCGTATTTTGGGAATAATATTTCAAGACTATTTTCAATATATTCAGCAGTATAAGAAGTTACTGCCTCAACTCACTCCTGACTTCCATAAGAACTTTACCTAATAAATTCAGACCTTTCCACTTTTCAGGGTTTTCGGCATCAGGATGACTTTCCGACAATCCAATACCCCAAATCTTATCATAAGGGCTGGCCTCAACTAACATCCTATTCCCTGTAGATAGGATTGCGATCTTTGCATGTGGATGTGAGAACTTATCCTTTAAGACTTCTTTATAAATTCTTTCTCTGTTTTTCAGCCAGACTTCTTCATTAAATGGGATTTGTCTGCTTCTCCCCAAAGATTTACATTCTTTTGGTGAATTAGCTTCTAAGATTTTCGATGCAATTTTATGTGCTCCAAAAAGCTTTGCCTTTCTGTACATTACAGCTTGTTCTGACCATTTAAATGAAACACCTTGATGTTCAAACGGAAAGTAATGAAAGTTTGAAAAAACATCTTCCGCTCCCCAGAAGAAAACAAATTTATCAGTTAACTTCATTCGCCCAATTCCTTTCGTTAGTTCTCGTTTGCCGGATGACGGTACAAAATTTTTATAGAGTCCACACGACCAATTCCCACGGACATTTCTGTTACGTAACCGTTTTCTGGATTATCTTTCATTAAGCTTCTTGCATACACTTCAATGTGTTGGTCTGAAACTCGTTTAACTACTCCAACTGTTTTCTTCGGCAAATCGTAGTATCCGGGAGGCAGTTTTAGTAATCGGAACTCGTATTCACTAAATTCAATTATGTCTCCCTTTCCAATCTTACTGCGGTCGAATATAGTTCGTGTTTCTGTTTTTGTAATCATCCTTCGCCTGCCCCCTTTCGTTGGTTTTCACCTTTTAGATATTTCTCTTTCTCTTCTTCATTTAAAACTTCGTAGTCATCGTTCTCAAGAAAAAACATCACTTCGAAGCACTCTTTATGGATATCCACACCCAGAGGAACCCAAGTTGGGAAAGCCGTTACTTCATCTGCTTTAGTTCCTTCTGGGTAATTGATTTCTACATGCTCCTCATCGTACTCTCCGTTTTCAATCTTCTTTCTAATCGGAGACATATCGATTATCTCATGAACTCGAAGAACACTTCCTTCCTGATAATTTTTGCTTGCGTAAATGGTCAGTCGAATCAAATCACCTATGTTTGCTTTAGCTTTAGTCATTCACTCAACTCCTCAGCAGTTTTTACAGCATCAATAACTAATTGTATTGGCAAGCTTCCTTGAGCATCCATAATGACTTCTCTTCTTTTACAATCAAATAATTCAAAGTAATCGTGCATCAGAAATCTGGCAAGTTTAAGCCTAGGCAATTCTTTCATTGCTTCTTCATAGGTGTTAAAGTGACATACTACATCACTCATACCCCCTATAGGTTTAGATGTGTTTAAGCTGAATAATATAAATCTACCATAACTCATAATAACTCCTCCTTAATTGCTTTAGTTCATCTTTTATAGAATTTCTTAGAGAAACAGTCTCTCTAAATTCTATATTTAAATTCTTATGTTCTTCTAGGTGTAAACTTAAAGTGACTCGATCTTCTATTTGATTTACTCTATGCTCTCTCAAAATCTTAAGATGGTTATCCATTTCTTCTAATAATGTGTTTAGTTTATTTTCTAGCTCTTCTATAAACCATTTTAATATTTCAATCCTTATTTTGTGGTTTGATCGTTGATTATGTATGTCTATTCTTTCTTTTATTTGGCTGATAATTCTTTTCATTTATGTTCACTCCTTAATAAAAGAATGGTTTTATACATCCAGCTTTCAGACGATCTATCATCTTTAATAATGCTTTGCTTTTTTAATAATTTCTTCGATATCTGTATGGTTAAAATATGTAATGTTTGACTCCCAATCCTTGCTATACTTACTATAGTCTAATCGATATCCCTCGCTAAAGGGTACGCAAACATAGTCCCAGCGATTCATGGTATTTGGGTTCACCTGTCTTACACCAATTATGATATACATTTCAATCTTTTCATCATCGTGCGGTGGATAAGCCTTTACAATACTGCCATGTGTAAGTAAAACATCTTTCATTGACTCTCTCCTAATTCTTTATTTTCCTTATAATTTCTCCAACTACAATTCTCAAAAACTTTAATGTCTGCTCCTAAATGCCATTTATACCAAGCTAAGTTGAACCACGCTGTGTCTAAAATGTATTTAATATAGCCTAAAATCTCATCCACCTCGTTTAACTTTCTTTTCTAACGCCTTTCTTTTCATTCTCTCTTGATTTAATTTGTGTTCAAGCTCTTTAATTTTCTCTTTTAGTTTTGCCTCATCCTTATATGCTTTCTTAATTCTTAATAAATGGGGCATAATCGAAGTTTTCACAGAATGAAAATAAGCAGAATAATCGGGATATTTCTTTCGAGCCTGTTTAAAGAAAGGAATATAAAATTCCTCTGTTTCCTTTACCTGTTTCATTTCATGTTTCCTATTTGATTCATTCAATGTGCTAAAATTATGCTTTCTGTCCGCCGCTTTTATTAGGCAAGCTCCCAAGCATATTAAAATATTATTTAAATAGTCTTTTAAATTTTCTTCAATTTTATAATCAATATCATCTTGTTTTGTGACACTCAAAACTAAGTGAGCAACATCTTTCCCATATTGATCCTCAATTAAATAATAGTCCACCTCTGGAATATCTTCTATTGAATCATGAAGTATACAAGCTGTAATAATTGATTCATTCCTGATCCCATGATTCAATAAATCCTGAGCTGTATCAACTAAATGATAATAATAATGGCTTCCATCATGCCTCATATAATTGTTGTTTGCATTCATTGTCTCGATCATCCAATACAAAGCTCTTAAGGCATTGTTGTAGTTCAATTGTTTTAAATCGTTTTTTAACTGAGCAACCCTTGCTTCCTTTGCCATGTCATCACCCTTTAACTTTTTGATATTATTATTATAACATTATTAGTTAGTTTTGTAAATGTATATAAAAGAAAAAGGTGAGAATTATTTCTCACCTCAACTTTTCACATAATCGTGTAATATCACCTGTGGTATAGCTACTAATTTTCTCGTTGCAAAATTAAACCACTCGTTCATTGTTAGTTGACCTACTACATCAATCATGTCAAAATAACCTAGTTCTGACGCGTATTCTTCGTTAACTCTAAATTTAATTAATTCCATATCATTTAAAGTTCCTATTTTTACTGTCTCTCTTGTCTCACCAATACAAGACGGCTCTTCTACCGATATACCATTAACTCGAACAATCACTTTAGGGAATCCATTCCCTGTAAGCAGATTAAATTTGTCCAACTCTTTTACATATTGATCAACCTCATCTACGCTGATATCCAGATCGTAATATACAGTAGGCTTCACATCTTCAAGAGAAGGCATATGTCTTTCAATATATTTCTCTAGATCAGGAAGTAAATCTTGAGATATCTCAATACCTCCTGCACCTTCATGTCCAAGAGCATCAAGCTCTCCATCAAATTGATTTAAAAACCTCTTAAACTTAAATCCGTTATAGCTTCGAAAACTTCCTGATAACTTACCGTTATGTATACGCCCAACAATCACAGGGCGCTTGTATTCTTCTGATAGCTGTTGAGCTACAATACCATTAAATCCTTTACTTGATTGTTCATCAGTAACAATAAGAACCTTCTTGGTGTCGTCAATGTTCTTTTTGTATTGCTCAGTAATCTCTTTTTGCTTTTCTTTTCGATGCTGATTTAATTTGTGCATTTGTAGGCGAATTTTTTTACAAACCTTATCATCATCTTCTAACAATATATCGATTGCTAATTTGATGTTATCCATACGTGCCGCTCCATTTAGCATTGGAGCAATGGTGAACCCAATTGCATCGCCTTTCATTTTGTACGTGTTCACTTTTCCACCTTTTAAAATGCGAACAAGACCAGTATTCTTCATATTTCTTAATCCTTGCATGATTAAATATCTGTTTTCTAAGATATCTAATCTCATAACATCCGCATAGAGACCAACTGCCACCAAATCAATGTACTGCCAAACGTCTACCTGATTTAATGTATCCTCCATTACTTGAATAGTTTTAAATACTACTCCCGCACCACTCAAATACTTGTTAGGGTATTCGCATCCATCCTGCTGTGGATTAACTAATAGCACATAAGGATTCTTGCATTCAATAGCATGGTGATCTAAGATTATAATATCTGTATTTAATTTTTCTTTTATAAATTTACAAGTCTCTACATCATTTGAAGATGAGTCAATTAAAATCAGCAAGTCCGCATTGCGAATCTTATCTGTATTTAACTTATTATGATCAATCCGCTCAGCATCTTTTGATGGATCAAGACTACTGACTTTAATCATCTCTGTAATGCCGTGTCCATCACTTCTTTCACCATATATGTAATCAACATTATCGGTGTAATTTTTCAAATATCTCAACATGATTGTTGTAGCTGTCAACCCATCCGCATCTGGATCATATGAAACAATTATTCTTTCATTCTTATCGATTGCCTTTATGATACGGTTGCTTGCATCTTGGATATTTTTCATGGAGTATGGATCGTGTAATTCCACCTCTGTAGGATTTAAAAATTTTTGATAATCTTCGATGCCTCTGATTTTTGCAATCCTTTCTAGGATCGAGTCATCATTATTTGGCTTTCTTATAGGCTTTCTTTGTATCCAATTCATAATAAATAACACCTTCTTCTGCAAAGAAAAACTCCTCAGATATTTCTAAGTTGATTTTCCCCATTTCTTCATATCCTTTAGCCATTTCTAATTTATCGATATTTTTCATATTTCATTTCCCCTTTCAGAATGATATCCAAAAGCAAATGCAACTATTACATCATTATTAATTAGTTTTATGAAATATGAATCTTTCCCCTTTCGGGAGTTATATGTATTTCGGATATGTCGATCATTATATCACCTCTGATAAAATTGAACTATGACAAAACTCATAAAACTAATATAACATTATTAATTAGTTTTGTAAATATGTTTTTAAGATTTATTTTTAGGTATTTTTACTTCAAATACACAATTGTCAAGTAACTTATTCCATGTCTCAATACCTTGGTCAATAGGAGAATTTTTCTCTTCAAGAAGGCCTTTTGTATCGAACATCGCCAGCACTCTTCTTCCTTCAAACATCTTTGCATTTTTTCGTATTTCATCAACCGTTATGCCTTTGTCGTAGCATAGAACTATCTCTATATCTAACCCTATTTGCATTACGATCTGTGCCTGCTCTGGAGATATTTCAGATGCACCAATACCTAATGTATTATATATCCCATTGTCAAAAGCTTTCATGTTAGACTTCTCCGCTTCAAAGATATACACTCTTTTGTTCATCTGTATATAGGGAAGTGCGTAATGAAAATTAAACCACTCATAACGATTTTGATACGGATAAAGATAGAGATATTTTCTATCATCATCCTCATCTTTCATTATTCTGCCTTTGACACCAACCAATTGTCCAAATCTATTTCTCATTGGAATGATTACTCTTTTTGTATCAAGATCGAAACCAATCCCATACATTTCTTGAGTTTTATATGAAATCCCCTCATCAATCCATCCTTTATAAGGTAGGGGTTTATCATAAAAGTAATAATCGTTTAAGACTTCTTCTGGAAGAACAGGATTTGGTTTAATTTCTTTAACCCTTTTTTTATCTTTTAAAATAGCTTTAAGAGGTGCTACATAATCTTTTTTTGTTTTAAACGATCCACCTTTTAAAAACTCTGTCCATCCTAAATGTTCGCAGATAAATGTCTTTGCATTATGTAAGTCCTTTAAGATATCTTCTCCACGTTTATCATTGACAATATAAGATACAAGAGAAAATATATCCGGTGAAGAGTCGATATTTCCGCTCTCAAAATCTGGTCTATTGCGGATAGCTGAGGTAAGCCATTTATTAAGCTTGGTCTGAACCGCTCTCTTATTGTTGCTATGATACCTTGATGGCAATTGAGCTTCTATTCTTCCTCCACTGTATGATATATACTCACAGCCCATTGCTCTGTAAATATCTTCGACCTTATCTTCTCTAAGTATCCTTTCTTTGATTTCCTGCAAGTCCGACATCCATCTTACCACCTCTTTTACTAACTAAATAATCAACTTGAGAGAGACTACCTTCCTGCTTTTTCGTTTGGTACAAACGTCCAGCCAATCTCTTTAAAGTGATTACTATTAAATATTGGTTCAATAACCAACACAGGCTGTCCATTATCATTATTAGCTCCGAATCTGTTTTTAGGCGTAAAGACTAGGTAATATGTTTTCCCTTTTTCTAATTGGAAAAACTCTTTAAGATACCCATCTCCTTTAGGGTTTTTCTTTAATCTATAGCAGTTTAATTCCTTCTTTTCACCTTTGTATTCGTCTGCCCAAATAGGTCTAAACATCATAACAACAGATGCTTCGTTCTTCGCCGCTTTCCCTTCTCCAATTGCATCAAAGTCTAAATAGCGATTCTTAATTGCATAGTCAGCCAACTGAAATGTAACAAGAGTACGAAGGTTGCAACCGCCAGCATTCTTACGAGTAATACGGTATATAGTCTTCATATCTTCAACAAAAGTTTCCCAACGTTTGTCATGATGTGAATCATCGGAGACTTTGTGCGTATCGATAAGAAGATTTATATAACCTCTATTTGCCCAGAATCTAATTATTTTTTCGAGGTCTCTAATTACATATTTTTCCATGAAGATTATTTTGATTGTTTCCTTATCAATCAGTTCCTTCATTTTTGCAAATGCATTGTGAATCTTATCTTTATCATTTTGTTGAAGCTTCCCATTAACCATACGCCGTCTATCTATTCCTGTTTTATACTCATGAAAAAGAATTGATAAAACGATCTTTTGTCTATATGCCTGTGCATCTTCTTCATTTAAGACCACTAGAAGCTTCTCATTGTTATCAATACAACTCATTGTAAACTTTTCAGCGGTAATCGATGATTTACCTGTATTACCAAAGCCACCGAACATTAAGACATGCCCTCTAGCCACTCCCTGCGTTATACTGTTCATAAGAGTGCTATTATAAAAAGGCAACATCTCCGCGGTGTCTTGTTCTAATCGTCTAATAAACTCTTCTGCTTCTATGTATAAATTCTCTGTTTCATATCTGTTGTTAACATTATCCATGCTAATTTTGTTAATCTTATCATTCCAGTACATAGAAAGCTGTTCTCTATTCATGTCTTTCCATTTATACTTTCCCTTGTCGATTAACACTTTGTCGCCAAACAACTCATAAAGTTTTCTGATTACATAATTTTTCTTAACAGTTTCAAAGTAATAAGAAATATTTGCAGGATTACCACGAACTATTGCAACTGCATCATCGATGGTAGTCATTTTCCCGAACTTTTCAAAATCATCCATGATGTTATACTCTTTTACTTTTGTATGGACAGTAATATCATCGAATTGTTTAATGCCTTCATCAAACATCTTTCGCCCTAGCTCAAAATAAAACCCCCAAACATCATGAATAAACTCTTCTTGATGGATTAATTCACTATATTCACTATAGTTATTGAACGGATCAGACCATAACAACCCTACAAAATATGCTTCATTGATTGAAGCCTTTTCACGAATTTCTTTTACTTCTCTTTTGACTAACTCTTTTGTATTGTCCTTTGCCATCTAAAACATCTCTCCTAGTCATCTAAAAAATCAGTGATATCTGTATGTTTAGAAGGCTTTTTATAACTATTTTCAAAGATATACTCTTCTTCATTTATGTTTTCAAAATGTTTTCTAATCTGTCTTTCCTGCTCTTCTTTTTGTCTTCTTCGCTCTTCAACAATTGACAACTTATTGCACACAATAGTCAATCCATATCTAATTGCATTTGTTGCTCCACTAAAAGACTTCTTTCTATTTGCATTTTCAATTGTTTCGGAACAGTATTCGAAAGTTTCTGCAATTAAATCGTAAGAATAACCTTCTTTATATTTATAATCATGCTTTCCAAAAAACTCTGTTCCATTTCTTAAATCTTGTAGATATGGGTAAATGTTATTTGGAAACTTTTTTAAACCGTATATGTTTTTTATTGTTTCAACTAGCCTATCAAGTTCTTTCCTCTCTTTTTCTCGAAACTCTTTTTCTTTTAAATGTTTTTCCCAACAATGCTTGTGATAATATTTCTTCTGCGGCTTTTTCTTCCCTACATATTCAAACTCCATTTCATCTACATGTGTATCATCTAATCCACAATGCTGACACTTTCTTGTCATTTTAGCCATAGCAATCCCCCTTTTATTTTTATATGATTATTATATCATTATTAATTAGTTTGGTCAATCTAAAAATAAAGACCGATTAACGGCCTTTATTTAGATTTTCAATAATTAAATTAAAAACTTCATCACTTTCTTTGCCGCTTGTATCAATTTCATG